GGGTTGAGGCTGCTCAGGACGGCCACGGAGGGGGTAGCGTACTGCACGCTCTGGGCTACCGTGCCGAGGCTGCTGGCATGGCTGCTGTCCCCGTTGTAGGCCGCCGTGATGGTATGGGAATCCACCGAGAGGGCAGAGGTGCTGAACTGGGCCTGCCCCCCGGAGAGGGGCACCGTCTGGGGGCTGAAGCTCCCCAGGCTGTCGCTGAAGGTGACGGTCCCCGTAGGGTCTCCCCCCTGGGTGGTGGTGACGGTGGCCGTGAACGTCACGGAGGTCCCGGATATGGAGGGGCTGTTGCTGGTGATGACTGTAGTGGACGAGGAGTAGACGGAGATGAGGACCCAGCCGGTCACCCAGTGGGCGGCGTTGGGAAGGGTGACGGAGACGGCGGTATCGGGCAGGGGGTTGCCAGTGGCGGCGAAGAAGATGGAGTTGTCCCCGGCCGGGTCGCCGTTGGAGCGGTTGACCCACACATAGGGAGAGGGGGAGGGGTTGGTGCTGGTGTCGGCGCTCTTCCAGGTGAACCCCCCGATGCAGAGCGACTCGCCGGGATTGGATATCTCAGCGGTCGCAAGGGTGGTGCTGGCGCTCGACCCCCCACGGGCCCAGTAGCTAGACCCGGCATACGGTTCCTGGTCGATGTTCGGGACGGTGCAGGTCCAGGAATAGGCTATCCAGCTAACCACGTTACCGACAGAGTAGGAGGCAGAGGGGTTCCAGCAGTTGGGGTCGTGGCTGTGGCCGCCGTACACGTCTGGCAATATCGAGGTAGTGATGGTCGCAAGCCGGATGTCGCCCGTAATCTCGAAGAGCCCCCAGCTTATCGCTGGCCAGAGGCGCGAGAAGGTCACTACCTCCACGTGCTGGGAGTCGTCGCCGTCGGCCACGAGATGGCTCCACGAGAGGACCTGTCCGAAGGTCCCGTACGGTGCGATAGAGTAGTCGAAGGCAAGTCCGACCCAGGTAGCCCATGGGGGCCCGGGGGGCACTTGGGTCCTTACCGGGAAGAAGCTGTCGCCCCCCAGCCCCATGAGAAGGGTGGAGTTGCCCGTAACGCAGGCATAGGGCAGGCTAAGGGTGGCCGACAGGGCATTGTCCACCCTCGTGAACACGGACTGCACGATGGTCGGGACCTGGACAGGCATGCTATATCACCACCGGTATCCCGTACTGGTACGGGGGGCTGGGCATATGGTGTATGGCCTGGACCACCGCCGTAGAGGGGTCGAAGGCCTCCGCCAGGAACAGCAGGTAGCGGTTGTTGACGCTGTCGAAGGAGAAGGTGCTGACCGTGGCGGGGACGCCGTTTATGTAGACCTCCAGGACCCCTGGGTCCGTGGGGTCGAAGGGGGCCGGGGGGCTGGTCGGCTGGACGAGGGGGCCGACCCAGTCCTCCAGGAGGAGCTGGATGCGGTTGGAGTAGGGCTGGTTGACCTCTGCCGTAATCATGCTATTCCTTAGGCTTCTCCCTGGGCTTCCTTGCCCGCAGCTTCCTCTCCTCCTCCCTTACCAGGTCCTCCAGGCCGGGCCCCTGCGGGGCGGCAGGCTTAGGGGCAGGCTCCTTGGGGGGAGAAACAGCAGGCTCGTCCCTCTTCACGACCTTCTTCTTCTCCGGGGGCTTGGGGGGCTCCTTCGGGGAGGAAGGGCCAGGCTTAGGGGGAGCAGGGGCCTTCCCCGGCCCCTTCCCCCTCTCCGTCTCTACCTGCCTGTAGAGGCGCTTCTTCTCCTTGTCCACCAGCTCCTTTACCAGCCGCTCCCGCTCCTCCGGGTCCTTGGTCTTGAGGATGGTATTGATGTCCTTCCTCATCCTCATCTCCATCTGCTCCCGGCGCAGGCGCTTCTCCCTGTCGGTCGGCCGCTCCTCCTTCTCCACGCGCTCCCTGGTGCGCTTCACCTCGCGCTCGCGCACGACCTTGGTGATATTGTACTGGACGGACGGCAGGATGCGCTCGAACACCGCCTTGACGTGCTTGCAGATTACGAAGTTGCCCCGGAGGTCTAGCCTCTGGGTGGGTGCCTGGAGGAGGGGCCGTGCCTGGCCGTGGAGGCCGTCGCGCTGGTGGAGGTTCCACTGTGCGCCCCAGTACAGGAACGCGGGGCAGCTACAGCTTACCCTCACGTCCAGCCTCTTGGCGTCCTGGGTCTCCTCGACCTGGGAGAGGTCGAACTGGACCTGCACGTCGTGCCCACGGGGGTCGGAGTAGCTCTCGTGGCACACCACGTTGTACTCCAGGTAAAGCTCCTTGGGGCGGCTGCGCTTCAGGGTAGCATTGCACCCCGCCCTCCGCTTCACGCTGAAGGCATTGGTCTGCCTCACCAGCTCCGGGAGGCTTATCGCCACCTTGGTGTACGGAGGGCGGAGGACGACTATAGGAACCTGCACCCAGAGCGCTGTGTCCAGGCTGGATAGGCTTGCAAAGGCCATAGACCCCTCGTCTATGGTTCGGATATTCTGTTATGCCAGGGTTCTGGCGGGGCGTCCTCGGGGCCGGGTACCTGGGAGGGCGGCAGGGGAGGGGGATGCACGGCGTAGTCAATCTCGGCCACAGGGACGGGCTTCCTCCTCCTCTTGCCCTTGGGAGGTGCCTCGCCCGGAGGGCCTACTACAGGCTGGCCGTCTACGATAGCCACGCCCAGGTCGGAGGGGAACGAGTCTGCTGCTGCCTCGGGAAGCAGGACCTTGGCATCGGCCAGCAGGTCGGAGTCGGACAGCGGCCCTGCTGCCTGGGGAGGGCTGAGCAGCCCGTATAGGTCGGGGGCGGGCGGCCCGGGCCTGAGCGTCCTGGCATACCCGTCGATGAGGGTGTCCAGGGTGATTGTCCCCGCAGGGGCGGGCGGGGGCTTGGGAGGGGCCTTGACCTCGGATATGAACCTGCTCTTCAGGAACGCCTCGATGGCCAGGGAGTCCGTCCTCAGCACCTTGACAAGCTGCCCGTTGCGGAATATGGCCAGGGAGCCCCCGCCGTGCTGGGGGTTATAGGACAGGATGTCCCCTGGGCGGACGTAGAACCTTGACCCCTCGAAGTTTATAGTCGTGCTGGCTACATAGTTCGTCATCCCTGGTCCCGGAGGCTGCCTCCTAAAATAGCATCCCCGTAGCACGGGCATGCTTGTTTATAATACCGGATACGGGAGGGAAGGGGCAAAAAAAGAGCGGGGACCCGCAGGGGTCCCCGGCTGGAGGAATGCTACTGGAGGGCCTTAGTTCTCGCCCTGGTTCTGGCCGTTCCACATCTGGAAGCGGCCGGTTATGGTGAGGCGCTGCACGCCGGAGGGGTTGAACACCAGGAAGCCCAGGTTCTCGAAGATGCTGAACCCAATCTGCCTGAGGTCCGGCCTGTCGGCGGACATGACGGTCAGCGGGATACGCTCCGGGATGACGCCCAGGAACTCGGCGTCCGCCAGGAGGTACACGCAGCCGAAGCCGACCTTACGGGACTGGAGGAGCGTTGCCCCCCACAGGTAGCCCATGACGCCGGTCTTCAGCAGCTTGCGCTGCGTCTCGCGGTCGATGTTCTGCTGGGTCCACTTCAGCAGGTCCGTGTAGTCCCTCGGGTTGAAGAAACAGAAGGCCACGGAGAGGTCGTGCCGCTGCACCTGCCCGAAGCCGTCGGCCATCGAGTTGATGTCAACGGGCGGGCTGATTGCGATGTCCCCATTGTAGACAGGGTCGAACGGGCCGCTGCCGGCCTTGGTGGCGTTGTCCGCTGCGACCTGTACGTTGGCTGCGGCGGCAACGGCATCGAACAGCCCGAAGACGTAGCCGTCCTCGGCTGCCCCGACCTCTGCCTTCGCCAGGTTAAGGGAACGAGCGACCAGGTCGAACCTGCGCTCCTTAATCTGGGTGATTGGAATCATGGGGTTAGAGACAATCTCGAACGTCGGGACGGTGACACGCTTCGGCTTGGTGACCCGAACGATGTCTCCGCCCTCTTCGCCGACCACGAAGGCCTCGACAAAGGACCCACCGGCAGGGCCGGAAACGGTCTGGGCCGCGATGTCGAACTCCTTGTCGTAGATGGGAAGAGCGCCGTCCGGCAGGGTCTCGACCATGAGCGCCTTGCGGGCGATGCTCATGTAGTCACGACGCCTGCGCAGGGACGGTCCGAGGCTGGCGGCGAGCTTCTGCCGTCCGCCGGCCGTCTTCAGCAGTTGGCCTAGCATTGCCGTCTGCTGCTGGGTGCGGGAAAGGTTTGCCATTTAGTTTTTCTCCTCTCGCCTTATAGCAGGCTGGCTACGCCGAGCCAAGGCTCCTGGGTGGTCGGCACGTGAGTGCAGATTCCCACGGGTATCTTGAGGCCCGCCGTCGAGGCATTGCCGGAAGAAGTGTACAGCCCGACGTTGCCCTTGCTGTTGCCTCCGCAGTAGACGTACTGTCCTACCTTGTAGGCGTTCATGGCCAGGGTAGCCGTGTCATACGACTCCTGGTTGAGGTTGCCCTGCCAGAGCGCACGGACCAGCGGGGCCTTCTTGGACCCTGCGGGGCCGATTGCACCGGAGAACTCGCCAGGACCGTTGAGCAGCGCCCCGAAGGGGATGTTGCCCGCTGCCACAGTGGTGGTCGCAGACGAGGTGTAGTAGTTGTCGTTCGGGTTGTACGGGCCAGGACCGACGATGCCCGCCTTGGCAGTCTCAGTGCCAGGGGCGCTAGCATCTACGTCACAGGGAACTATGACCGCCTGGTTGGTGATGTTGTTGCCAGGGGAGGCCAGCGCCATGATGCGCCCGCCCAGGTACCCGGCGCTGATTAGCGTCTGCTGGTCAGTGCCAGGGTCTCCGGTCAGGAGCACGTCAGGCGTGCAGTTCACGCTGTCGTTCTGTCCGTAGTAGAGGAGCTTTAGACCCATTTTCTTCTACTCCGTCGCAGGCGGTTTGGATTATGCGGCCCGCCAGCCCGTCGTCCAGGGAGGGACATTCGGGGCTATAGCATGCCACACACGCCTACATATAAGGGGGGCCGTAGTTGCGGAACCGGCAGAATTCCGGGCTAGAAGGGACGCCCGGAAGTCGGTTCCGGGCGCTTGG